GATCTTGATGTTGGCGAGCTCATTGAGCATGAACCGCAAGGATTCCAGCGCGTACGTCTGCATTTCTGCAGTGATGGCTTGCGCAGGAAGACGACAACGCCGAAACGCATGGTCCACGACCTTGAGCGCGTTGGTTGTTGTGCCGCCTATGTTCCCAGAATACGCCATGCTAACTCCACTCAGTCACATGGCGGCTGTTGGCAGCCTGCCCGGTTGACGAAATTATGCTTGAGTTGTCTGTTTATGACAACTCACTTTTTCTTTTTGCCGACGTTGCGTGCTTCGCTCAACGCAATCGCGACCGCTTGTTTGGGATTCTTCACTACGGGGCCAGCTTTGCTGCCAGAATGCAGTTCGCCCGACTTATATTCGGACATAACCTTTTCGACCTTCTTGGAACCCTTCTCAGACATCAAGCCGCCAGTCTTGTAAGGCGCAATCATCGGCTCTTTGGGCGCGACCGGCATGCGACGGCGTGCAATTCCTGGATTTTTGTTGCCTTTTATGCCCAAACTGGAGGTGTCGCGCAGCATTCCTTCAGGCGCGGCGGGTGCTTTCACTGCTTCCCGCTGCACCGTTTCGCGTTTTTGCATGGTTGGCTTGGCCATGATCTGTTTCCGGGCCGTCGCAGAAACAGCTGGGCTTATTTTGCCGCCCTCAGCGTAGCCTTTTTTCGCCATACCGCCGCCGCAATAACCAACCGTCTTGCCTGCGCTGGAGAAATCAAAATCCTTCACGTATTTCAGCGTTTTGCTCATGATTAAAGTCCTCGTGTCCGGTTGCTTTCAATGAGGCGGTCAAGCTTCGCGTCTAAAACTTCCAGCCGGTTCATGACGCGATTGATGTCGGCGTGCACTTCAGCTTTCGTGACGTATTCTTTGGCCATTTCTTCTCGCGTTTTGTTTAACAAAATCGTCACGCGATTGAGCTCTGCAGACTTTTCACGCAATACCCACCCCAAAACACCGAGGAAAAAAGAAAGCGCCAAATTCCAAAACATTAATTCCATGATCACAACCTCTTACGGTTGCGTACCATAAGTCTTGATGCACTCAAGCACGATGGCATAAGAATCGCCAGCACTTGAATCTTGGGTGCTAAACGCAACATCTCCCGTGACGCCTGCACCCGCATTGCTCGGAAGACCGCCAAACGTCGAAAAATCCATCAGGTAATTCGAGTTTTGTGGAATTATCCAGGCAAATGCGTCTACGGTCGCGTCAAACAAAACCCTAACTTGCATTCCGTGCGTTGTAGACCAAATTCTGTTGATCTTGACGCCGTTGCAGGCATTACCGGCAGCGTTAGGACGCAACGTGGAGACATCGATCTTTACGACCGCTGTCTCACCCGTTCCGTCTGAAAGGTTTGTGAACTTGCCGATGAACAATCGTTCACCGTCAAGAATCGTTTGTGAAGTGACTGCGTCAGCCATAACGACCTCCTAATCAAGCTGCAACCGCGCCATTCAAAGAAACGATGTCCCAACCAGCAGCGGTATAAATCAGCATCGCGCTGTCACCAATATTGGTGAATGTGATGGTCGTGAAACCGATTTTGGTGGTAGGTGTCAATACAGCCGAGCCGCCGTCCACAACGTGAGAAATAATCTTGATCTGACCCAGCGTGCCGTTGGCCAACGTCAGAGCTTGAGCCGCGCCGGTGGTCGTCAGGCTGGTCAGCATGTCGGTCACGTTGACCGCGCCAGCGCCGGACAATGCTTGGTTGGTGGCGAAGATGTCGCCTGTTACGTTACCTGTGATGTTGCCTGTGACGGAACCGATGAACCCATTTTGCGAAGTTACCGGGCCGGAAAAGGTAGTAGAAGCCATGTTCAATTCCTCTCATGCGAGTATCAGGGTGTTGCAGTCTGCATGACGTCAGCCGGGACTGTCTACAACACCGGGTAACCCCGGAATTCCCCGCCCGGTTTCCCGAGCGGGGTCACTGCTTTAAACGCCAGCGGTACCGAAGATGCCGCGTGGGTCAGTCCAACCGAACGTGTAACGCTCGGTGGCCTTGTAACGCATCGAGTCGGTTTCGAAGTCGCCTTCCATGCTCTTCTCCAGGCCGCGACGCATCATGAGCTTAAGACCTTCGGGAGCGTCGGTCTCAACCCACCATGCGGTGGTCGAAGTGATACGAGAAAGGTTGGCTTGACCTTCGGCCAACAGACCCATCGACTTGACTGGGTTGATGTCGTTGTCGGCGGTACCAGTACGCAACACGCTCTTCAGCAGAACTTCTGCTTGGAACACGTTGGAAGGACCAGCAACAATCTTGCGCGGCGTCAGACGGATACGCTTGCCGTTGTTGTCAACAGCGTTGCGGATCTGAATGAGCAGCTGTTCCAGCGAAGTTTGCGACAGCGCTGCAGCGGTGGTCAGCTGGTTGCTGAAGGTGCCGTTCACGATTGGGTGGTTGGTCGCAACCAGTGCCACACCATCGCCGCCGGGATAAGCAGCGTTGAACGCGCGGTTCAGTACGTTGGCGCCGAGCGTCTCTTTCGTTTCAATCAGCGACTGTGCCAGATGCTTGGCATAGGTTTGACCGATGCGAATGTGGTCGCCATCTTCCACGAGAACTTTGGTCAGGCTGAATGCCAGACCATAGACCTTATAGAGATAGCGCTGCAGGAACAGCACGCCGCCCGACTGGTAGCTGACAGCCATGCCGTCAGGCAGTTCAGGAGCCGCGCCAAAGCCGTACAGGACTGGCTCTTCGTGGTAGTTACGGGGAATACCTTTTTGCTCACGGAACACCATGCTCCATTCATCAGCACGTTGCTCGTAAACACCGTCGAACACTTCATTCAGGATAGGTTCGACAACCGACCGAAAGTCGGTACTACGCATTGGGGTAGCCATTCGTCAACCCTCCTTATACCGAGTTAACTGCTGCTTTGTACTGGTGTTCGTTGATTCGAACGGTCACTTGTACGTAGGCGTCAGTTAATGAGTCGTTGATGTTGTATGCGAAACCAGTAATCTGGAATTGACCAGATGTAGCTTGAATCGCGGTCAGCTGGCAATTGCTCAGGCCGGTTTGAGTCGAGCCGCCCGGAGAAGCGATTGTCCAGTCACACTGTTCGCCGACAGCAGTTTGCACTGTGGTGCCGGCAGAAGGGTTGGTGTACTGAACATCGAACAGCGTTTCTGGGTCGTCATAAACCCAAGCAACGATTTCGGTGCCTGTGACGCCGGATGGCCAGAATGGGCTGATGGTCGGTTTGCCCGACGAATCAAGATACTGGCAACCAGCAAAAGTGCCAAGCAGCAAAACGCCGCCAGCAGTTCCGGAACGAGTACCGTCTGAGGTACCGAGTTCAATCACGCCGTTGTCTGTCAACTTTACGGGATCGCCCGAAAAGATGTTGACTGCATAAGTCGACGCGATGGTGTAGGCTTTCGGCCGCATCTGGCCACTGTTGTGGTAAGACGGACGGAAGCCAAAAGGTGCGCTAGTCGAAGACATTGCATACTCCTAATGGTTAAATGGTTCGTCACGTGAGATCAAATAAGGCCTCACGCCGTTGTCCCATCTCCATATTGCCTTCACCAATTTGCAGCTTCGATTTCGATGCGCGCGCTTGTTGCTCCAAGAACTCAGCAGTGTCGGTGAGCTTCTCTTCTTCACGCAACGGCGCGTCATGATGTGCCTCTTTCATGTATTTCTGATACAGTGAAATAGGCAACTTGAATGCTAGCATCTCATTGACGCCGATGAACCCTTGCCAGTCACCCGTCTTGAGTGTGGCGTATTCCCAGCCGGGAACATCTTCCGGCTTCACGGGTTCGTAACCCAAACGAATTCTCATTTGGATGGAGTCACGAGGATTGGTGGTGGTGAGCCAGCACGTGTGCCAGCCCGGAATGCTAGGCAAGTCCGGTAATGAGGACTGGAAAAACTGCTGACGGAACATTTCAACCCGCTCATCTTCGGTGACTTCACGATTTTCAGTGACAGCACGATCTTCCATCGCGCGATTTGTGCGATTGTCTCCAGCGGATTTCTTCAGGCGTTCGTCGGTCATATTGCTCGCTCCTTTCAGCGATTAGGCACATTATGTTGTTAAAATTCAAAAAAGGCAACACTCACGCTTTATTTTGACGATCGTATTCTGCGTAACGCTTAACGTATTTGTTACGCAAAACTGGATCATCCCAAACACCAGCCTCGACCAGCGCTTGTTTGCGCTCCGGAGAGATGTAGATCTCTTTGCGGGTGCTGGTGGGCGCATGCTCTTTGCCGGAGCCTACTTGTGGACCGCCGCGAGCTTCGCGCTTTTGTTGCGCTGGCGCTTTGGCTGCCCCAAACCGCTCCGGCAAGCGGCGCGCCGCCCGATGACGCAGTTCATCCCAATATTCCTCGGTGCTTGGGTTGTAGCCTTCCTTGGAGAGTGCTTGGTCAATCGCCAGCACGATGGCGCTGTCTTCGTTGCCGCCCCTTGTGTCGTACCAAGGATTTTCCTGGACGAACTCTCGAGCATAAGACATCGCAGCTTCGTCTTGCGCGGGTTGGTTGGTCGGCGCGTTTTGCGCTGTTTGTTGCTTTTGGAAAGCCAACTGTTGTGCACGCTGGATTGCAGCGTCACGGTACTTCAACGCTTGCGCCACATCTTCACCGTTGCCTGCGGCTACTGCTTTGGCGATGACTTTTTCGGCCAGCTCTGCTTCTTGCTGCGCGCGCACAATTTCAGCGTCGAACCCGCGCAGGTCGGCGGTGTGGGCGCGCTGCTCTTGGGCGCTGAGACGGCGTTCTAGGTCGTCGTTGCGCTTGCGCAGGAAGTCGAGTTCGACCTTGTCGCGCTTGATGGCTTCATCGCGGCGAACCTTGCGCTCTTGCTTTTCTAAGCGGCGGCGCTCACGGATTGCTTCCCGCTCTTTGTCGCTGGCGTTTAACTCTTCGTCGTCGTCTTCGTCAGCAGCATTGACGACACGTTCGTCTTCTGCTGATTCGTCTTCGACACCTGTGTTTTCTTGTTGGCGCGCTGCGGGGTCGTCTTCAACGATGACGATGTCGTCATCCTTGATGTCGTCGTCTTCTTTCATTACGTCAGCCATGGTTCATCTCCTTCAGATGAATGCTCGGACGGCCAGCGGGTCGCCTTCGACCTTGCCGATTATGTCCAAGTCGTTGAAGATCACAAACATCGCACTCTCACCATCTGCCATCGCAACCTCCCAACGGTCGCCGCCGTACTTAGGCACGCGCACAAAGTCGCCGGGATGCGCCCATGAACCTTCGGGCCATGCTTCCAAGTTGTTGCGATTGCGGTAAGCCACTGGGCCGTGTGAGACCACTTTCCCAACTTGCGTGTTCCACTTTTCTGTGTCGCGCGAACCGGTGTCGATGATGATGCCGCCTGCGGATTTCTTCTTGGGCGTGCGAATCTGCACCAGAACGCGGCTACCAAAAGGCTGAATGCCAGCGTCTACCGCTGGAAAAGCCTCTGCCAATGCGTCCTCAGATGTCTGGGTCATTGTCCTTTTCCTCTTTCAAAAGTTGCAAGAGCACATTGATGGCGGCTTCGTAACCTTGCACGATGCCGACACGATACCCGTACTCGAAGGTGTCTCGTGTTTGGGGCCGCTTCAAGGCGTCCAGCGCGAATGACTGCTGGTCGGCCTTGAGACGGTTGAATAGCTGATCAATTACATTCATGCAGGGGTCTTTGGACCCATTGGCGGTGGTGGTGGCAACTTCTGGCCGGTGATCTTCTCACCTGCTGCCATGCGATGATGTTGCTTCACTGCGCCGCCCGTCATGGGAACGGTGCCGGGTGTTGGTTTGTCGCTCATTGCGTTCTCCTAAAAAGTTAACGAGTGCCAGGATTGATGCCGGTGCCTGTGCTCACCGCGATTTTTTCGCCGCTCACTATTTCCGCAGCAGCCAAGCGCATCGCCGTTTCGTTGTCGGCGGTGTTCATACGTTCGCGTGCACCAATTTCTGCCGCTGTGCGTTCGTTTTCTGCCAGTTGACGTACTTCTTCCTGCCGCAAACGCTCTGCACGCTCCTGCGCATTGTCGGCCAACTTCTGTTGTTCGATTTGCGCTTGCTGAGCGAGACGCTGTTGTTCGCTTTGTGCGCGCTGTTGCAGTGCAGCTTGTTGCACTTGCGCACCGATTTGAGCAACTTGCAGCGAGCTGTCTGGCGGCATTGGTGGTTGTGGTGCGAATTGCTCTGCAGCTTGCGAGAGCTGCGCCAACTCTTGTGCGAATCCACCCAGTTGTTGTTCGATGAATTGTTGAACTTGCAAAATGACCGCAGCTTGTTGAGCGGCTTCGTCCGAAATCAGCTGTTCGTCGGTCGCTTTTTCGACCGCTTCGTGCGCTTCCACCAAGTAATAGTTCAACAAATGGTCGCGCAAGTGCAATGCGATCGGATATAGGTAAGTTTTTGTGATCGCCGGGTTCATGCCGAACAACGGTGACTTCAAAAATGCGACGTGCGTTTGTATATGCGCCATGTGATCCTGCTTCGGCAACACATAAACAGGCCTGCCCATGGCTGCCGCGACGTTTTCTGAGACAGGGTCGACGTCATCCTTGCCCGGATCCGGCTTCAACACGTCATTGTCGGGGATTTTCATGGCGCGCAAGAACATCTCTTCAACCTTGCGCTGGTCATACATACCCGGCATCATCGCCGCGCGCTGCATCAACGCCTGCACCTGTGCAAAGCGTTGCGTTTCCGAGAAAATCGCCGGGTCAGAAACAGGAATGACGTCCAACGGGCCGTCGAAATCTTGCGGGTGGATGTCTAACCCTGCGTCGTAACCTTCGACAACTTCGTCGGTGAGGTAAGCAGAGTTGATGCGGTGCAAAATCTTGAATGCGCGCGCCATGGAGTTGTGCAAGCGCGAGTGAATCGAGCTGAACACCACCATGCCTTGTTCAATGAGCGCCAGCGTCGTGCCGACAGGCTGGTTGGGGTTGGCGTCGGAGAGCTTTTCGAACGATGTTTGCACCACACCCTTGCCTGCGTCCACCAAGAATCCGAGCAGTTGGAACAACACAGCGGAAGGCGGGTTGAACGGCATGGGCATCGCCAACTTGCGGATGTCGTCGATCAGCGCGCCGCCTTCGATCTCTGCCACTTCGGTCGGCTGCACATTGATGGTTTGTCCGTTTGGACCGCCCTTCAACTTCAGCAGCGTCGGAATGTTTTGGATGTGGGCGCTGTCGAGCAGCGCGCGCAATGCACCGGTGGCCGCGCCCGACAAGCCGCCGATCATGTGCGTGAGCCCGATGGGGTATGCACCGCGCCAAGGCACAAATGGGAACTCAACAATCCAATCTAGCTCTTTGCGGTATTCGTCTTCTGGCTCCCAGTTGCGATAAAGCGCCAGCGCTTTGCCGGAACTCTTGTCGATGGAGATGATGTAGGGTTCGACGCCGTCACCGAAGTCCAAGTGAGTGTAGACTTCGAAGATGGTGCGCAGGCCGTCTTCGTTGTAGGCGGTGTCCTTGCGCCCTTCGATCTTGTCGTTGGCTTGAGACGACTTACTGAACTCCGGGTCTTCCGGTTGCCCAACGTCGACGTCGGAATACATTCCAGCCTTCACGCGCCGACTGTATTCCATCTTGGTGATGTATTGGACGTGCGTCTTGCGCTCGGCGCTATAAAAGTTCGTGGCCGCGAACGGCAAGTAAATGTCGTCGATGGCAATGAACTCGCTCATCGGGCGCTTCCACTGCGCGTTCCACATGAGCTTCAGGTACTGACCGCCGCCCAACGGCAACTGCGTCGAGAGCTGCTCCAGCTCGCTGCGGAACTCTGGCATTTGTTCGGTTGTCTGCCAGTTCATGAACTCGGCCTTGCGCCGCGCCTTGTCGACTTTCTCTTTGTCGTGCTCGCCCAGGATCTTGCTCTTCACCGGGCCGGAAGGCGGGAACACTTCCTTCATGAAGCGCGCCGAGAAGTCTACGCAAGCTTCGACCAACATCGGGTGCACCACCTTGTTGGCGCCAGTGAACTGAGCGCCGCCGGGCGCGTCGTCGCCCAGCCCTGTGCGGCGCAACCCTTCCTCATACTGCTTGTCGCGCTTTTCCCGCGCTTCTTTGTCCTTGTCGATCTTTTCCAGCAGGTCTTGCACCGCTGTTCTCAGTTCGGCGGCGTCGACTTCTTCGACGATGTTGGCGAAGTGTTCGAGGTGCTTGCGCGCATCCTCTTGGTTTTCCAAGCGAATGATCGCGCCGCCGTCTTCCGTTTCCTCAACGTCGAGTTCGTCTTCGTCCAGCTCGACCATCTCGCCTTTTTCTTCGTCGTCGTCCTCAAACGACTGATTCATCTCAGCCATGGAATTCCTCTTTCAGTTGCGACACAATTGTGTCGATTTCATTGGGGTCATAGTTGACCAAGCCACCTGCGGCGTATTTCGGAACAGACAGATCGACCTTGCGCCCTGTGCCCGGCGGCATCTTGCGACCGGCATAAAGTCGCACAAGCGAATAAAGGGCATTGGACGGAGACGACAATGCGTCCACCATGTAATCACCATAGTGTTCCAGCGGCACATCGTACGT